TCCCGTTTTAACGTTTTAACGCTTCAACGTTTTAACGCTGCCTCAAATCACCTCTTCGATCGACTCCACCAGTCCGTCGACCAGCCCCGCCTCAACCGCTTCCTCCCCATCAAAAATCTGTCCCTGCATAAACTCATCATCCACGACGCGCCTGGTCTGCACCGCCTCCTTGAATTGTTCGTAAATCTTATCGACGCCGTCCTGAATCATCGCGCTCTCTTCCTTCGTCAGCGGCTTCCAGTAGGCGCCCATCGTCTTGTATTTCCCCGCCGAGAATTCCTGCACCTTCACGCCTTCCTTTTCCATCTGGCGTGTTAAATCCAAATACGCGCACCAAACGCCAATACTCCCCGAGCTGCTCGATTCCGTGCAATAGGCCCGCTGACATTGCATCGCCAGCCACATCCCGCCGCTGCAACATTCTGAATCCCAGAACGCGACCGTCGCTTTCCCCACAATGCCGGCAATCTTCCGGCCCAGCTCCGGGATCCCCGTCACCCCGCCTCCTGGCGTATCAAAGTAAAAAACAATCTTTGAAATCGTCGGGTCTTCCGTCGCGACGTCGATCATCGCGCTCACCTCGTCCAACCCGCAGCCGCAAGAGCTCAGCGGAATGTCCGCGGCCTTCGCTGTCAGCACTCCTTTAACCGGAATGATCGCCGTGGCATTCGTCGCCACATACCCCATTTCGTCCTCTTCGTCGTCCTCGTCCTCGGATTCCATTGCGGACACCTTCACCATGTGGGCCTCGACCACTTTGCAGATCGCCTGATGCCTCGCGCGCGTAATCAGCAGCGGCTCATAAAACAACTTGTTAATAACATTCGGGAATTTCTTCATTTTTTTGGCGGCGTAGCAGCCGACGTAAGGAGGCTCTAATCGGCTGTTTCCTCGGCTTTGGACTTTGGACTTTGGTCTTTGGACTGGCTGTTTGACGGCAACTGCTGATTCGGCGTCGGCGGCCTCAACACAACCAGCGCCTCTTGAATCGTTATTTTGAACTCCGTCGCCAATTCCTGGGCCCTCATCAAATCACTCCTCGCCTCCGCCAGGCGCTGCGCGTCCACGTCCTCGAGGTGCAACCCACGCCGGGCGCATTCCAGCTTCCGGGTTGAAATCCCCTGCCCCATCTCCTGCAAGGCGACATCGCTGTCGTACTTCTTGTCGGCCGTCACTTCGCCCGGGCCCTGGTAATCCCACATGAACCATTCGTCATTCCACGGCAGCAAACCCATCTTCATGAACTTCGACAGCGCGTAACCATCCACCCGCAAACAGCATTTCTTGACCAGCTTCCGGCGTTTATCCAGAACCGCGTTGATCTTCTCCACGATCACGCGCATCGGCGCGCCGCCGACCTTTTGCGGGTCGAGCGAAAAGAAAACGTCCCATTCCGTCCCGCGGAACGCATCGCGCAACGCCGAGTTCATGAAGTTTTGGCTGTCCGCTCCCGGCCGGTTGTAATCGAACGCCTCGAGCTTCGACCCGCTCTTGGCCTTCAGGTAATGGTACGTTCCGCCATCGAGCTTCTGCACATCGAGCGCCGTCTTTAGATTGGTCGTCGCGTCGAAGGTTGCCGCGGTTTGAATCAATTGCTTGGCCGTGTCAGCTTCTCCCGTCTCGTTGTACTCCATCACCGTTTTGCTCGAGAAAACTTTGTGGGCCAGCATCTCGAACTTTTTCCATTCATCGATGTCTTCCCAGTTGAACGCGCTCGAGGCCAGGCCGGAGAAGCCTCGCACCTGCCCGCTCACCATCGGAATAAACGCGGGAAAGAAATTGCGCGCCGGCAGGTCCTGAAAGCTCGAGCTGACGAAGTTGTCCTCATACACCCGGTAGGCGATTGGCCGGCTGAAGTCGTCCACGATCACGCCGTCAATTAGCTTGGCGTCGAACTCGATCGGATCTTCGGCCAGATACGGCCGGCTGTCGTCAATCAGCACCCCATCAATCCAAAGCTTGTCCTGGTAAAACCGCACCTTCACGGTCACAGCCGCGCTCAACCGGCTGCCGACGCGATGGCTCCCGACGGTTTGAATCAGTGGATATCCATCCGGCGTTTCCGTCAGCAGCGTGTAAATTTCTCCTTCGACCAGCGGCGATATCACCAGGAACTGCAGGTATGAGTCGTAGTCGTACGGCCAACCGGCGATATCCATGATCTTGTGCCAGCCATTGAGCAGCCCTTTCGCTTGGGCTCCCCATTCGATATTTTTTCCGGTGAATTGGGGAATGAAGCTCGAGACTGCCAAATTCGCTTGCTCGATGATCGAGGCCTGCAGGCTCGGAAACTTCCAAAAGAGCATCCGCCCGATGTTCAGCAGAATGCGACGGCCGTAATTCGATATCGTCCGGTGGACGTCATAGTCCAGGACCGGCGCCGTCTGCCGATCGCTGGTCTGCGTCGCCGCCTCGATCAGCTTGTTCGTGCTGGAATACCCAGCCGACGCCCGCTTATCGATGATCCTATAAGGTGCCGATGCCATTTAACGGAGCGCGCCCGTCCCCGGGCGCAGCAACTCTCTGACTCGGATTTGCCTCTTCCTTGGCCGGTACCGCCGTCGCTTCAGCTTGCCCAATCGGCACAACCTCCGCCTTCGGCTCCAGCGCATCTTCGAAATGCAGCGAATCCTTGGCATTCGCCGAAAATTGCTGGCTGATTGGAATCAGGCCCACGTTGCAGGTATCGCTTCCAGGATGAAGCGCTACGACGACGCCGGCAGAAATCGTTCCGCAGCAATCCTTCGTAATGACCTTATCTCCGAGCTTCGCTTCTCTTCCGTTTTTGTAGTGCATAATCAGTGTTTATCCGTGTTCATCCGTGGTTAAATTTTTGTGTTCTCTGAGTTCTTTGCTTAAACGAGGACTCTATACTTCGTCATCGGGAAATCCTTCTTGAACTGCGCATGCAACGCCGGCTGCGCCAGCATGAACCCATCCGCATCAAACCGGTTTTGCTTTGCCTTCTCGACCAGGCAAATCCCGTCGATGTTGACAATTTCGCCAATCGGTAGGGACTCGATATCGATCTCCCGATTCTCCTTTAGCCATTTGGCTAACTCGGCTTTTGCCGCCTCCGCCGACTTTTTCGCCGATGCCGTCAATTCATTCGCAACCTTCAGCATCGATGCCGCCTTTTTGAGCGCTCCGATTTCTTCGTCGTTAGGTTTTACCGTCTTCATGATTTTTGGTTTTTCCTCCGTTTTAACGCTTCAACGCTTCAACGCTTTAACGTCACGAGAACGCCGCCTTCGTCATCGTTATCCTGGTAATTTGGGCGATGGGATACTTAACCGGGTCCTGCAGGTTCAACGCCCTCAGCAAGAGCTCGATGCGCGCCTCCGGCGATTTATCGGTCATGCTTTCGACATTCGCGTCGCCAGCGCCGACCTTCGTCGTTGACTTCCCCGCGGCTAAATCCTCCTGGGCGGCCCGCAGCTCCTCCTCGAGGTCCTCGACCGACCACCCAATAAACGGATTAAACGCCATTCATCCGTCGGCTCGTGTCAAAGTTGCGCGCCTGCCACGGAAGACCAAAGAGAGCGCTCTCGATGGTCCACGGGGCATGCCTTTGCCCCAGCAGGATGCGCGGCTAAAGCGTCTCGTAAAACTCCACTATAGGCCGCAGCCTCCCTCTCCACGCCGCCCGCCGTTCCTCATCCCAAAAGTCCTCTGGTTGCGACTTAATCCAATTCACCAGGTCATCACACGCCTTGCTCGCGAACTTCAACACCGGCCCATCGCTCTCGAGCGCGTTGTTGTCTCCCTGGCTCTGCCGAATCTGCCGGCGAATCTCGACCACCGGTAATTCCTCCTTCTCAGCTTTCGCCAGCCATTTCTCCTGTTCTTTCGGCTCGAGCGACGCTACCTCCGCATGCTTCGACCATTCGACATTGTCCCGACGTCGGGACATTTCGACCTTCTCCGACACCCACGCCAGGTTGCGCAGCGTCTGATAATTCAACCCATTAGCCTCGGCGAATTCCTTCAACTGCCCGTATTTCCGCAGCCCGAACGCGGCCCAATCCCCAATCCACCACTTCATCACCTGGTCAGTCCGGCAGAGCTCTCGCCCAATGCTCGCCCAGCGTTCCATCGGCAAATCCTCCGGCAACGTCAGCACCAGCGGACTGCAGTCGGTCCCTTCATCGAGGAACTTCGCAACGAAAGCCATTTGTCCTATCATTCCCATTTCTCGCATACGTCTCATCTTCCGTTTTAACGCTTCAACGCTTTAACGCTTCAACGATTCTTTGCAGTTTGTCCGCCAGCTTATTTCTCTCCTCTGTGACAATCGCCAAATTCGCTTCAGCCCGAAACTGCGCCGCCTGCGCTCTCCTCAGCCGGGCCCTCAGCTCGCCAATAATGTCCCACTCGTTCAGCGGAGCGCGGCCGTCCTCGGCCGCAGCAATGTCTACCTTCCCAACGCTTAACGCCGGCAACTCAAACTGCACGCCAAAATATCTTCTCCGATTCGCGCTCATAACCTTTGCCGCAGAGCCGCGCAGGCCTGCTCTGCCTTCTTCCCATAGCATTGTCGCCAGGCGCCCGGCGTCGGTCCGCGGCGGTACCGGCCACGGCCAATCACAATTCTCCCAGGCTTAATCTCTACCGGTTGCGCTGGCTCCGGAGGCGGCGCGCTCACCGGGATCCGCAGCAGCAGCTTTGGCGCGGTATCGCTTTGCCAGCCAAATTTTGTGAATCGGCGCATTAAGCAATGATCCCAAGCTCGCGCTGTTTCTTCTTCGGCAGACTGCAGCGAACCGCCCTGCCCGGGTCCGTGAGGCCTTCGAGATACTTGCGTATCTCTTCGAACTCGCGCGCGATGATTTCCTTGCGCTCTTTAATTTCCCGCTCGATGGCCTCCGGATGCGCCTTCAACAGCATTGCCTTCCCGCGGAAGTTTTCCAGTTCGCGCTCTTTGCGCTTCAGCTTTCCGATCAAAGCATTGATCTCCTTCAGCGTCGGCCGAATCAGCCTCAGCGGTCCTCGCTGCTTTTCCGGTTTCGGTGGCTCTAAAAATTCCTGTCTCATTTGATTTTTGGTGTTTCCCCGACTTTGGACTTTGGACTCTGGACTTTGGACGCCGTCTTATGCGGCCTCCTATTGCTTTCCCTATACCCCGCTGCCGTCGCTTCCTTCCTCATGTACTGGCTCGGCGGGATCCCCAGATACTCGCAAATCTGCCGGCAATGCTTGCTGACCGCCGCTCTTGTCACGCCCCACTTCTTCCCGAACTCAGCCATCGTCACCCCGTCGGCGTAAGCGTCGCCCGTCGCAATCAAATAGCACCCGATCGTGAACTTCGAATTCCTCGAGCTCTGCACCAGCGTCAGCAAGCGCCGATAAAACTCCGGATGCGGCAATGCGGTACCGGTACTCGGATGGCACGCGCCGCCAGGCTCAACATTCGTTCTGCATTTTGGGCACGTCGCATCCACCACGTCCTTGCACCGCGGGCAATAAGCCTCGAGACAATGCCCCTCCGGATGATCATTCATCGAGGCATCATTCGATTCCGCTGGATCCTGGCTGCTACTCATATCTGGTCCGGACTTTCACAACTCCAGCTTTCGCAAGACCCTCCGTTCGCAGATTCATTCCTTGCGCCAGCAATCCCCATTTGTCCCCCAAATCCGTCAGCACATATTGCCGCGCACGAACATTCTTCCTGATAACGACAGTGGCCACTGAACCCGGTCGAAATCGAAACCGCCCCTGTCCTTCCGGCGCATTCGCCAGCGGCTTTATCTCCGTGGGAACTCCAATAACTACTTTGATGCCAGTCTGATTCATGGCTTTATCACCAGCACATACCCCCTCAACCCAAACAGCGTTTCAACCAGCTCACGCCGGCAATGCGCAACCAAATGCGGAAAGAACTCCTTGCCCAACCGCTCCAGGTCGCGAGCTCGCACAACCAATGTCTTTTTGGATTGATTCTTCATTTGTCGGAGAAAAGCTGATGGAGCGCATATTCGGCCGAATCGCGAACCTCCTGAACCTGATCCAAATGGAGCCTGGATAAGAACAGCAGGGACTTCTCGCCTTTGAAATTTGCGAGGGCTAATGCGACTTCATGCCGCACCAGAATCGATTTGTCGAAACATCCCTTGCAAAGCCATTCGAGGGTAAGGTCGGAATCTTCCAAATTGCGTTCCTTGCCTCGCTGTCCGAGCAGGAACGCGGCTTCGTGCCTGACGACGTCCGATTCGTCTTTCATCAAGGCCATCGCCAGGTCGGAATCATTAAGGTCATTCAGCGCTGCTAACCGTTGGGGTGCGTTCATTCTTTGTATTGCGGGATTGAGAAAGGCATTATAATCGACAGAGATTTCGCTGCGGATATGTTCCGGGCAAAGAAAGCGAGAAGTGAGGTCGAACGCGCCCAGCCTCCCACAAATCGAACATCTCACTTCGCTGTTAAAAACGATTTTGTTGTCGATTACAGTTTTCATTCCCCTTTCTCCCTCTCGCTGAGCTGCTCCGCCATCGGGTCCGGTACCAACTCTTTGAGTATCGCCTTCAGCACAGACTGATTGGCCAGGTCCCGCGCATGGTCGTTCTTCGACTCCTTGAAAAACGACTTCGTCTTTCCGGTCTTGGGATTGAATTCGGTCTTTTTCACACGCGACGACATCTGCAGCGCATATTCTTTTTCGATATCCGGATCGCCCGTTGCGGGCTCCTCCCAATGTCCGTGGTCAATGAGCTCCTGGACCTTCTGGTTCATCGCCGGCTTGGAAAACCGGATGATTGGGCAATAGCGCCGGCCCTGTTGGGAACTGCCCATGTCCGGATCGCCCCACGCCACTTCCGAATAACTGCGCTGAACGTATCGGGTTTTCCCTCCCCGCTTGACCCGATGAATGAAAAAATGATCATCTTCGCCGCGGACCGCTATCCATCCGTATTTCAGGCAGGCCGCATAGACACCGTGGTCGCCTTTTGGCATGTAAGCCGAATCGATGGAGACATGCTTCGGCGGAATCTTCAGGTCCTCGCGAATCTTCTCGAGCGCTGCAAAGCCATAAACTTTGCCAAACCCCAGCCGCCGGCTCTTCGCGAGCGAGTAGGCGCGCGCCGACCACCAAAACATGTCCTCCTCCTGCCGGTCGATATCCATGAACCGCTCTTTCTCCTCCGGCCAATCACTATTGATCTCGTAAACGACGCGCTTCAAATACAGCCCGCCTTTGAGCAATGATTCCTCATCCTTAAACATCGCCCGGCGCTTCTGGTAGAACTGCAGCTTCGGCCTCAGATCCCCGCGCTTCTCCGCGTTACAAGCGTTCAGCCATAACTCGGTGAGCTCGTCCCACGGAAAATCGATCACCGTCTCCCAATGAAACGAATCTTTCTTGGATTCCTCCTTGTCCGGCTGGGCGTCGCGATACCGGCCGGTCCGGTTCCATTCCCCTTTTGTCCGGGCATTGTCGATCATAGGATGCGCGCAATGCGGACACTCGAACCTCACCGTCGGAATGCATTTGGCGACATCCCAATCGCCGCCGGGAAGCTGATATTTGTTCCACGTGATTCCCCAAAAGCTGCCGTCAGCCCTCTGCCCGCTAAAGATCGGATCGAAGTACTTCGCGCAGTCCGGATTCAGGCACTGAACTTCCCATTCGTAAATGTGCCCCTTGTGATAGGCCTGATACCAATCGCTTTCCTCCATTTCGACGCCGTCGCGCGGCCCGCCCTGGCTGATGCGCAGGATCTTGCTGGTCTGCATCTTCAGGTAATCGCCAATGCGGCCCTCAGCTTCCCCCATCTTTCCCTGGTCCCACATCCAAACCTCTTCGAGCCGGAGATAGCGTATGCCCTTGGCCTGCAGGTTCGCCAGCGATGGACCGCGCACATACCACGTGTGCCCGTTCGAAAAAAGGATTTCGTTGTCTCGCTCCTTGTGGCGATTAGCTGGAAAGAGTTTCCGCACCGGTCCGCAGTTCTCGAAGATGCGCTTGATTCTCTCCTCGGCGTGATCCTTCGCGACCTTGTCCGTCTGGAACACATCCATGTAGGGGCCCGGATCGTTGGCGATGGTCCAGGGGCAAAAGATATCCCCGATTAAACTTCCGCCGCCGCGCACCGGTTTCAGCGCATTGGTTTCTCTCTTCCGATCGTTCTGCAGCGAAGCGAAGATCGGAATGAAGTGTCTCGATCCGGACGCGTCGAACCAGCCCGTCCTCGTTATCGGCGGCATCAGCCAAATAAAATCATGCGCCCATTCCGGAATCGGCCGGCGATCTCTCGGCGCGAAAACTTCCCGCCAGGTCTGCTTGATGCTCGGCCGAGCGTTGTGGATTAGAACGTCCATTCTTTTTCCAGCGACTGCAGGAATCCGAGCAGCTCGTCGTAAAGCCGCTTTCCATATATGCGCGCTTGGGGAACATCGAGTCCTGCAACCGCCGTCGGATATTCATTCACCAACCTTTGCTCGAGTGTCACTGCCGCCGGCGTCAGACAGCGACGCACCGAATCGTTCACTTTCCCTTTCTCGACCGTCAGTCCCTCCTCTTTGTCATTCGCGATCCGCAGCTTGCGAATTTCCTCGATCAGCTTTTGGTCTTTGAGCTTGCTGCTCTTCTTCTCGCGCAGCGCCTTCTCGACCTCCGACAATTTGTAGAACTTCGTTTTCCCCTCGATGCGTTCCGGCTCGATCCCGACCAGCGCCTTGTCGATCGTCCTTCGATCGTAGCCAAGCAACTTGCTCAGTGAATTAACCGAATAGGAACCATGGTTCCCCTCCTCAACTTTCTCGCTCACATTACTGGCGCCAGACTCAACACCGAGTCGATTAGCCGGGAGTATTGGACTCGTTGCTTTCTTGCGCGCCTTTGCGTTTGCTGCGCCCGCGCCCGCTTGCCGCACAGTCGCTTCGCCACGCCCCGCTTTCCGTGCGTTTGCTGGCGCTTGTGGAGGAGACTTAGTTTTCTTGCCCCTCATACAAAACCACCGGGAAGTCGGGTAACCTGTTGCTCGTGAAATCCTAAAAGATTCCTTTGTGCCGGGGTGGGTATAGGCGCATATAGGTATGCGCCACTGGAGCTACAGTTACGAAGCGTTGCCGATATCTTCAGCGTCACTAATCGCCATTATGCGCGATTCGCCGAAGCGGAATAGCCGCACGACAATGTGTCGCATTAAAATGCGATGGAACATCACCCCACTTGCATGCTACAAAATAGCCTGAAGCTGACTCACTATGACCACCACACTCCTAAGCCGACGCGAACATGAAGTCATTGTCTGCCTCGGCCGCGGACTTCCCTACAAGGGCATCGCCTGCAGCTTGGGGATAAGCATCGACACCGTTCGCAGCCACATCCGCAACGGCTACGACAAACTCAAAGCCACCAATCGGATTGAAGCCTTGCGAAATTTACAGCTCTTCGAACGCGGCCAACGTCCCAGCAAAAAGACCTCCACGCGGATCCCCGTCCTCTGTTAACGAGTGGGCTTATTTGAAAGCCCGGTCCCACGGCATTCCTTACATTTGATGAATCGCACAGATGGAGTCAGCGCTTCGTTGTGCGTGTGAACCATTTGTCCGCGTCCAGCGCAGCTAACGCATGCCATGCGTTCATGCTTTGGGCATAAAATTGGCGCGCTATCAGAAATTTGTGTTCGGCATTTCGGAATTGCGCAAAAATGATACCCTGGACGCGGTTCGATTCTCATTTCAGTCCACTACTTGCCGTTCCATTTTCGAAAACCAGTCGTATTCCCTCACGCGACCGACTTCCCAAATTCCAGGCGACAACTTCACGGCGCCATGTTCCTCATGCGTGACGGTTGCCGATCGTGTGAGCTTTAGCAGCATTCGTTCACCGATCTGGATTAACTCCGCTTCGTCATCTTCGATCACATGAGAGTGCCCGCTTTCGCCATGAGCCAGCACCAGGCGTTTGCGAGACAGAGATTTTTGCTCTCCATCCGGAATAGCTTTCAGCTTTCGAAGCAGAACGTCTCCCTGCTGCGCCGTTATTTTAGCAATCTTAACTTTCATATTTAGGTTAGGATTTCGGCATTTTCATGCCAGTTATGATTTCGCCAGTTAAGGCTCTTTTCCACCGTGTTACACTCCGGAGCGACGCCTTCCAGATGAAAACAGCCGACAGACGGATTGACCATCTTCAGATATCTCGCATCCTCGGCGCCCTGCCCCAAATTGATTGAGTAAAGCTCATAGTTTCCCGTCCTGTCCATCAAGCGATGCGGCAAAGCATTCAACATCCTCTCTATCCCAACCTTCCGTATCAGCTCGCGACGGATATCCGCATTTGCCTCCGCCAAAATCTCCTGTGAGTTAAGCTTCTCTGCCGGCGTTTCGATATACCGATAAGGCATCCGAATTCCATTTAGCGCATAGACGCCAAATCCATCCGAATGCACCAGCGCTGGCCCTCCATCCTTATGAAGCTGGCCTGACGCATTCCGATGAATCGACAGCGGCCGCTCAGAGACAAAAGCAAAATCCCAAAACAACATCGAAAACCCTGCCTCACGGCACAGCATTGCATTTCCATCAAGCGGCGATACATCGCAGCCCAACGCCTCGCCCATATAATTGAACCACGAAAGCCAATACGATGCATACTGCCCAAATTCATCATAGTACCGGTACCAATAGCTGACCGAGTCGCTGACCGAGTCGCGGACCGAGTCGCTGACCGAGTCGCGGACCGAGTCGCGGACCGAGTCGCGGACCGAGGCGCGGACCGAGGCGCTGACCGAGTCGCGGACCGAGGCGCTGACCGAGTCGCGGACCGAGTCGCGGACCGAGGCGCTGACCGAGTCGCGGACCGAGGCGCTGACCGAGTCGCGGACCGAGGCGCTGACCGAGTCGCGGACCGAGTCGCTG